AGATGCTCGTTGCTGAGTATGGTTTGATGTCTAAGAACCAGAAATCAAGTGGTTTCTTAGCAGACGTTTAAGTTGTAAGGGTGGGGGCTTAATCGCCCCCACTTACTTATGCTCAATAATATAGAAGATTATTTATTTCATAAAAAAGAATTCCTAGACAAAGACTTTTGTAAATCGTCTTTAGAAATCTTACGGGAAAGTCAATGGGAAAGACATGACTTTACCGGGTATGAAACAAATGATCCAGAGCATGGTTTTGGATGGCAGAGAGAAGTTAAGTCTTCCCCATCTGGTAGTGCAGAGCCTGAGTTTCTAGGGCATACTGGACCCGGCTGGGGTGAAGAGCAGGTCAAGATAAATAACGTCATCATCAGAAACCTTCAGGATGCTCTGGCTGAGTATATAAGAAGTTTTAACTATAAGTGGTTTGATGGTTGTAATGGTTATTCCATTATTAAGTTTCTCCGTTATAATGAAGATCATCAAATGGCTGAACATTGCGACCATATTAGTTCTTTGTTTGACGGTAAGATCAAAGGTATTCCAATGCTTTCCGTTGTTGGTCAGCTAAATGAAGACTTTGAAGGCGGTGAGTTTGTAATGTGGGGTGACAAGGTTATAGAGTTTGAGTCTGGTGACTTGATTATATTTCCTTCTAATTTTGTATACCCTCATAGGGTTGATCCTGTAACCAAGGGAGCTAGGTATAGTTATGTCTCTTGGGCTTACTAATTTTAAGATAGTAAGAGGAATGCTGGATGGGAATTTATTAGACTTCCTCGGATACTATGCTTACGATAGGGCTAACTCTAAAGACGCTATTGCGGATGAGCAAGTTCCCAATACACCAGCTTTATATGATGATCCGGCTATGAGCAACTTATTACACTATCTTCTCTATGATATGCAGAGATATACCGGGTTGGATTTAGAACCAACTTATTCATACCTGAGAGTTTATAAAAATGGTGATGTTTTGCATAAGCATACAGATAGGAAGGCTTGCGAATATAGCGTTTCATTAACCCTGAAGCGAGAGTCGGATGATGGGATATGGCCTTTATATTTGCAAACAGATAAAACTCATGAAGCATTGTTGGATGAGGGTGATGGTTTAATTTATAAAGGAATTGAGAATCCTCACTGGAGAGATAAATTTAAAGGTGAGCGATTGGCTCAAGTATTTTTACATTATGTAAGGAGATAGAATGAGTAGACAAGTAAGAAACGAAAATCTAAATTCCCCCCTTCATAGGGGTGGAAGTGCTGATCTTGATAGGGAAATATCGCGTTTATCGAATGCTGAATCTTCCCCTATACACGATTCTGGAAACAGTGTACTCCTTCCTGCAAATGCTCCGAAACCGAAAGCGTGGAAGAAAATTTCAGGGAAGCGGGGTAATGCTTAAATAAAATATGTTTGCATACGCTCAGACCCCCACCATCGTGGTTGTTGATGGGGTTGTGTCGCCAGAAGAATGTGAGGCGATTATAGACCATTCGAAAGATAGCCTGGGTAAAAGCACTGTTGCTTCTATAGGAGGGCATGAGGAAGGTACAGCTAGGACATCTACTGGCGGGTTTTTCCCCCATAGTGATTTCCCAGATGTATGTTCAAGGATTTCTGATATAGCTGGAATTCCCCTAGACAGGGCAGAGCCTATGAATGTTCTAAGGTATACCAGCGACCAAGAGTATAAACCTCATTATGACACGCTTGGTGAGGAGTATCTTGAGGATGGTGGTCAGAGAATAATGACGGGTATAGTTTACTTAAATAATGCTGTAGGTGGTGGAACAGCCTTCCCTAAATTGAACATGATGTTTGGTTCTATCGGAGGAAGATTGCTTATGTTTGAAAATGTGGATAAAGACATGAAGCCTCATGATTTATCCCTTCATCAAGGAATGCCGCCTCATGAAGGAGAAAAGTGGGTATTTACATTATGGTTCAGAGAAACGAACTTAGCGATATAGCAAAGATGTTTGAAGACAAAAAAGAAAAAGTTTCCAAACAAAAAGACGTTCCACGAAAAACAACGAAAGAACACCTTTCCGACTTTGCTGGTAACCCCGGTAAACAAATAGGTGGTAGGGGGTTTTTAGTTGGCTAATAGAAAATTACTGGATGTTATGCCGTACAGGCATACAGAGTGGATTGATGAGCCGGATAATACGGTTACTATCACGACCCATCAAGACGTAGAGCCAATCCTAGACCAGAATAAGATAGAGTATAACGCTTATGGTGATAAACTATCTTTAGGTAAAAGGGGTGAGTGGCACAAGGTTGCCTCCATACCCTTTAATGTATATGAACAATGGCAGAATGAAACTAACGGGGCGATAGATAAAGACCCCAAATTGCTGGCTAGGTATCTTAACGATCCAGACAATAAATACTTTAAGACAGCACCAACAAAACTATAGAGGAACACAAGATGGGAGATTTATACAGACTAAGTAATTTTAACTATACGTTTACAGCACTGTCAACCTCGGTAACGTCGAGTGATGCTCTCTCATCACAATGTTACGCTATTATAATCAATGCCAGTGAGCCTGTATTTATTAAAATTGATGCACATGGCGGTGCGGCTACTGCTGGTTCATGTGGTTATTTTATAAAAGATTGGCCTCATTATATTCGAGTTAGCCCCGGTGATCGAATTTCAGGATTGAGAGCTGGCTCTAGTGATTCTGTAGTGTACATAACTGAATTGACAAGATAGTGCTTACTAGAATTTCAGACCCCGATCTTTATAAACTTGCGAATAAGACGCAAGCTATAACTACATCTGGCACATCAGCGGAGATGGCCGAGGGCGTGGGCGCTGGCATAGATGTTGTGATGATAAACGCAACAGAGGATGCGTTGATAGCCTTTGGTGGGGAAGTAGAGAATGTAGCATGGAGCGCCGTTACTGGGACATGGGCCGCACAGACGAATACTTGGAAGCAGTTTAATCCGGTTGGGGATGGCTACCAAGAAAAAGACTGGCCCACTTACTGGAGAATAGCTCTAGGCGGTAAGGTTTCCGCTTTGCAAGTAAGCGCTGCCGGTACAGTATACGTTACGGAGATGACTAGATAATGGCTATTGGAACTTATGCAGAACTCCAGACTGCCGTGGCTAACTGGCTAGATCGTGGGGATTTAACAGATAGGATAAAAGAGTTTATTGGTCTAGCAGAAGCTAGGATGAATAGAGTCTTACGTCTTCAGTTAATGGTTAGTATAGATACTACTACATTAGGTGGGGCGGCAACGCTTGTGGCTGGGACTAGGGATTATGCTCTTCCCTCTGGTTACCTACAGATGGTAGATTTCGCCCTGACCACTGACCCGATAACCCCTCTATCCTATATAACCCCAGAAAACATGAACAGGATGTGGGCTGGAAGTCAGCTTGGTATACCACGGGCATATACAATAATTTCTAATAATAGTTCTGGTACGCCTGTGCCTACTGTTAGATTTGGTCCTTCTCCGGCTGGAGCATACACCTATTCAATGATGTTTTATAAAAAGATTGAGGCTCTAGGTACTGGAAATACTACGGAAGCTATGCTTACAGATAATCCAGATATATATTTATACGGAGCATTAATGGAGGCTGAACCGTTTTTGATGAACGATGCTAGGGTTCAGTTATGGGCTACAGCTTATAAGGAAGCAGTTGCTAATTTACAAGAGCAGGACAATAAAGACCGCCATTCTGGTTCTGCCATGAGAGTCATGAACACTGGCGGATACTTTTAATAGGGAGTAAAAACAATGGGACTTGAAACAGCCACATATATTAGCCAATTAGTCGATACGAATCCGACTACAAGTGATCCTGTATCTCAGGGTGATGACCATCTAAGACTTATAAAGTCTGTATTGCAGGACCAGTTTACTACGCTGGGTGCGGCGGCTGTAACCACAACTGCGGCAGAGCTTAACTTGCTGGACGGGGTTACTAGTCTTGCAACGGGAACACCGGAAGGTACCGCTATACTATCTACTAGTGAAACTGGTACAACTAAATTCTTGAGAGTAGATGGTGATAATTCTAGCTCTTGGCAAGTTCCACCCGATACTAATACAACCTATACAGCGGGTGATGGTCTTGGTTTAAGCGGAACTGAATTTAGCACTGACCTTCTATCTAACGGCGGCCTAGAGATTCAAAGCGCAGAGTTATCGGTTGCTCAGGGAATATCACAATACGATGTACCTCAGTTTGCTGCCAGTGTTGCTGATAATGATTTCTTGAGGATAGCTACCACCTCAGTAGAGGGAAGAAGTGCTGCTGAAGTGTTATCTGATATTGCGGCACTACCTCTTGCCGGTGGGACAATGACCGGGACTCTAGTTTGTGCTGATGAGCTTGTAACAAGGGCGCAGATGAAGGATTATTCCGAAACCGTAAATTCGATAGGAACTATTACTGCTGGAACAAATGCCGACCTAGAGGACGGGAATGTTCAAACCGTAACAATGACAGCAAACACCTTTAACTTTGGAATCACTAACGCCTTAGGTTCTCATGGGTCTTCCATAACCCTTGCAGTTACTAATGGCGGTTTAGCCACAGTAACATGGTTATCTGGCGCACATGGCGGTGGTGGTAATGCGGTAGATTGGGCTGGCGGAGCCGCACCCACTTTAACAAGTAGCGGACTCGATATAATTGTATTTACCACTGTTGATGGTGGTACGCAATGGTTGGGATTTGCTGCTGGCCTTGACGTAAAATAGGAGATAACTATGCCTTTGGGATCAGAAAAAGTAGCACTTATGGCTGCCTCTAACACCGGAAATCCACCTGATGTTGTAGAATATTTAGTAATAGCTGGCGGTGCTTCTGGCGGAAACGGAGCAGGAGCGTGGGGCGGTGGTGGTGGTGGTGCTGGTGGTTATCTTGCAGCAACTGGGTTTGCTGTTTCAGGTGGCACCGACATCACTGTAACTGTCGGCGCTGGTGGCGCAACTAGAACCACAGCAGGTGGGGGAAATGCTGGTGGTAGCTCTGTTTTTTCCTCAATCAGCACAAGTGGCGGTGGCGGTGGTGGTAACGGAAATGGCGGTGCGGGAGGCTCTGGCGGTGGGGCAGGAGGGACAGGCGGATCGAATACTGGTGGTGCAGGTACTG